AATGACTTGTTTTCTGAATTGTTGATAAAATGATCAATTATAACGTTCTCACATAGAACTCTATCTTTTGAAGATAAAGTCTTATAATCATTTCTGAAATTTTCTACCAAAGATTTAAAGCTGGCATACAACTTAAAATTGGAAACCTTGTTGTTTAACAAAGCTTTCTTGTTAACGATATCGGCAATGCTTTCAAAAAGAAGATTAATTTCTGTATTTAACTTTCCCTCATCTATTCTAGCTGCTTCTTCAATCAAATATCCTATCATTTTTGAGGCAAAATAAACATTGCGAGATTCGTTATACAAAAGTTGAGAATATACCTTATGTGCTTTATTTAGTTCTGTTTTGTTAGCGGAGAAACTTTCTTTTATGACAGAAAAAATTCTTCTTGCTTTATTTTCTTCTTTATTGATAGTATTGTTGATAACTGAGCATATCAATGCTTCAAATATTATGCCAACATTTTTTTGTTTATTGTGTTTAATCATCAAAAAATCTCCAGTAGAAATAACATACGCCATAATCTCGCTAAAATAAATATGAAGAGTTTTTACGCAATTACAAAAATTGCTAATCTTCCATAACTACATTTTTAAATTTTCTGAATGTAGATAGCTTTAATTTATCTGCTTCCTTATCCGTCTTAAGAGACTCCATAAGCATACCTACTTGTTGATTCATTTTCATGCAGTCAACAATTGTTCTATCAAATATATCTATATTGTTCTTTTTTCTGCTCGTCTTCTTTAACTTATTTGGATTAATAACAAATAATTCTTTGTCTGACAAACCGATTTCATCATCTTCGTTGTTGTTGACTGTTGCCTCTTTTCTAGTATAATCTTTAGCTCCAGGAACACCATTGTGACCTGTAGGATCTGGCACATTCATTGGGTTTCTTTCGGAGGGAGAAAAACTTTCTTCTGATTCTTCACTAACTCCTATTTCATCACCGATGTTATTCTGATTCGCAGTACCTGGAGGTGATTCTGAACTCTCTCCACTTTCTATTTTAGACAACAACGCTTTCTTTCTTGCATCATCAATAATTCTAAAATTAATTTTACTAATTTCATAATTAGATAGTGCCAAGATTTCTTCCTGAATATATTGCATATCAACCAAACCACTTTCCTTCATCTTTGCTGCAATATCATATCTCTTATCAATAAGATCTAATTGCATCATCTCCATAACTGTTGAAGGATTAGTTAAACGAAGATCAAAATTGTATATCTCATTTTCATCATACCCTTTTAGATACAAATGAATTAGACCTATTTTTGCTAATTCAGAAACAGCAATTTTTTGAATACGCTGAATTGTTCTAGCAAATTTTATATCTTCTTGCGCTAATTGTCCCTTTCCAGATAAATCCTGTTCTGCTGTAAGATAGCTTTTAGGTACACCCAAAGCAACAAATAATTTATTTTGAATATAATTGATATCTTCGATATCGCCTTGATTTGAATTGAAAGTAAAAACTCCAGCATCCAAAGCAAAGGTATGATAATTATGAACTACTTCATTGCCGTCAATGGTTAAAGTGCCAACATCCTGCTTCTCTGATAAAAACTCAATCTTAACTATCTTATGATTTCTAACTTTCAATTGTTGCCAATTATATCCACAATCATACAGTAATGTTTGTAAATTATTTTTTGTGAATGTATTTTTCTTCCAAGAACTACCACAATCATGATTTATTGTGTTTAACTCTCTCATAAAATCAGCATCACTTTGTGCCAATATAACAAAATCTTTTTGAGTAAGGTTGTTATTTTTTAATAGAAAATCTCTATGATATTGAGAAAATTTCATCTTCTTTGTTGCTGATTGGTTTTTACCAGCAATTTCATACATCTTCGCATATTTTTCAGGATTTTTTTTCTTGTTTTGTGCAGATATTAAAGATGCTTTATTAAAATTAGCAACATTTCTCTCGTATATCAGATTCCTGTCTTCTTTGCCAAGAGCGTTATAGTATTTTTTCAATGAAGAAGAAACCTTGCCATACAATATTTTTTTTTCATCTTCACTAAAAATCATTCTATTTGGCCTAATAAATTCTCCAACCAATCTATGTGTGTATTTCCATTCTTTACTTTCATTGTCAAAAATTTGTTGATAATCTGACTTATATGCAGCTTTTATTGCTTTATTTCTGACATTAAATGGCATCATGCTATCGCCAACTTGCATGTCTTTTGCCATCATTTTTGTTGTTGTGTTGTCTTCATTTAGTCTGATAAAATGATGGTCTGTAGTGCAAGTAATAACCTTACCATTATCTAAAGTCATGCGCAAAATATCAGCATTTTCTCTGGTTTTTCCTGCCCAAGTAATTTTACCAGGAGCAACTTTGCCAGTTTGCGGATTACAACTATATGTCCACAATTGCTTTCCTTCACCATGTTCTTTGATGATTTCTTGCAACTCTAATGTTCTGCCGTCTAACAGAGGTATTTTTGTATCAAAAGTAAAACATCCTCCAGGTAATGTCTCAACTCTGCTTCCACGATCACCTCTAACTGGTATGTACAAATCCTCAGTAATAGATACTGGATTGAAACGCATATCTATTTGACCGCTCGATTCTGTAACATGAGGAGTTCTAGATAATTCATCTCTAGCTTGTTGCATATAGGCAGCAACATCTTTCGGTGGAATGTTTCCAACATCAACATAAAATATTCTACGTTCTGGCGCTCTAGTAAAACGATAAATCAACATGGCATCTTCTGCCATTGTCAATTGTTTCCACACTTTTCTAGCCGGCTCCAATAAACTTCTTCCGTATGGCAAAAATCTATCGTCACCTTTTACTCTTAAATGTGATATTTGGTAACTTTCAAAAGTAGTATTTCCTTGAGATAACCATTTAAATCTTACTGAATTTGGATCTCCATCATATCCTTCTTCACGATCTATTTCTACGGTAGGTAACTGTAAAGCACCGAGAACTCCCTGTTCTTCAACAATATCCAACAAAAGATAATTATCACCATATTTGCAAAGATTTCTAATCCAGATCCACAATTCATCGTCTAGATTAAGTCTTTCATAATATAATTCTTCCAAATCTTTAACAATGTTTTCATCATCGGATTCAATATCCAAAAGATTTCCAACTTCATTCAAAACAGTTGAATCATCAGCAAATATGTTCAGAGCAGTAGAAATTTCAGGACTTTGATCCATTTCTTCGTAATCTCTAAATCTTTCTTGTCTTTGTGCGGCACCAAGCATTGATTGTTGCCACATAGCTTGAGCAGATTTATAGAAAGTATCAAAAACTCTTCTTTGTTGTCTAGCGCTAGGTCTTTCGGTGGGGTTCTTTCCTCTCGCTCTTGTTCCTGATAAAATATTTTTTAATCTATTGAATCTATCTGCCATATATTATGGACTCCCTTTTACATAACTCATAAGCAATAAAATGGTAATTGGTATAGTGGCACCAAGCATACCCCATATGCCAGATTTATATTTTAACATTTCTATGTCTGTCTTTATTTTAGAAACACTATCTCTAACACTTTCAATAATTTTACTGTGTCTTTCTAATTCATTGAGAACCAATTTTTGATAACTTGACCAATCAGCATTTTCATTATTTCCTTGCATTAACCACCTCCGATATTATTTATTTTTATCCTACCAACCATCTTATGTCATCTTCACCAATACCAGTTTTCATTTTCCATGAACTTTCAGCAGCTTTGTTTCTGTCTCTCCTATCAGCATATAAAGCAAATTCAAATGGTCTAGAATTAATAGAAACTTGATTTAAAACACTATTGCCTGAGCCATACATAGTAAGATTTGCATACCTTAAATATGAACAAATTGCGGCAGACATAATTAAATCATCATTATAATTTTCCATAGCTTCTGGTTTGCCATTTTGAAACACAAAAGTCATACATTCATCAAAAAGTCTTTGTGAGTGCATAATAAAAGAATGAGTTCTTATGTCTTCTTCCAATCTAGCTATAATAAGAGGTCTAGTTTTAGATGAAGTGGTAAAACCAGGAACAGCATTTCTTGGTACATTATAAGGATTATTTGCAAACATATAAGCATTTTCAATATTTATTTTTGATGGATCTCTAGAAGTCCAATGACAATTTCTATAATCCAATTCTAAAACTTTCATTGCAACAGAGTGACCGATGCCTATATTTTCTACAGCAACATAGGCATTGTTATATTGAGAGGCAGTGGAAACGATCAATTGAGAAAACATATCTGTAGTTATTTTCCCTCTATATTCAGCAACCTGCTCATAGTTTTCTACATCAATTATTTGAAAAGTAGAGTTATCTGTTCCGTCACCTCTAGCAACGTCAGCGGTAAGAATATATGTTTTGCCGGATTGTGGATATTTCCATATCCAAAGATTTTTATTAAGCCAAATTTTGTCTATCGGTTCTCTGATGTGGGGACATTCTTCTGCGTTATATCCTTCACTCTCTACGGGAAATTCTTTATACCACTTTAAATCTTGATAACTTATGACATTAGATCCTGATTGTAAAAAGTCACAATCATATTCTTGCGCAAAAGCTTGAATACCTATTTTTTTACGCTCATTCTCTGCCCACTTTTCATTTCTTTCTGGATGCAGAGACCAATGTAGTTTTATGGGATTGAAAATATTTTTTTTGCCAGCCACTTCAACTTCCTCACCTTCTTCGGCTTGTACATATAATTTATGAAAAAAGTTTCCCATACCATTTGGAGTGCTGAGAACCACGCAATCACCACCAGTAGCTAGTGTAGGTTGTGCGGCAATCCAAATTTCCTCCATGTTCCTAATGAATGCCACTTCATCAATAACCAACAAACTCAATGCTTCAGATCTAGCGCCTGATTCTGTAGTGCCTGAAGCTTTTACTTTTGAACCGTTTGCCAATTCTATACTTGCTCTATTGTTTAGAGAAATACCAGGATTCATCCAATCTGGAAGGTTTTGAATAACAACTTTAACTTTTGCAACCAGATTGATTGCCATATCTTGTTTTACTGCCAAAATAAAAACTTCTTTATTTTTATAAAAAGTTATAAGCCATGCAATGTAGGCAGCAACAAGAGTTGATATACCCATTTGTCTAGCTTTCAATATAATGTTATAAGAGTTTTCCAAAAATGATTGCAAGGTATCTTCTTGAAAATCCCACAATTTAAAAGGCAACAAACCTTTTGTTGGATGGCGAATTACTGCATATTTTTTGATAAAATAAATAGGGTCTTTTCTACATCTGGCTATCTGACTAGCCTGTATTTTGTCCATTACTTAAATCCCTCTATTTTTCATAAATTTATAATAAACAACATGTTATGAAAAATCATAAACTGTTGTTTTCATTGAATATGCAACTTTAACCCGCCTAGAAACGATTAATTGCCGCATTACCGTATAATGATACGCTATATACGATTTAACCACATTAGAGAAGAAATCAATTGTTTTCAGAATAAATAGAAGTGAAATAGACATAAAAACAAAAATAACCTCCTAGATCAAGTCTAGAAGGTTATTTTATTGTTACTGTATGTTACATATTATTTGAAATATTGTGGGAAAAATCTTTGCAAAACTTCAACAACTTGTTGGCGATCATCATCATCCAACCGCGTAACGAGAACGTTGGTAAATGCCTTTTTCAAACCAATTCTTTTGATCTTAACACAGAGCATCTTCAACCGCCGAGTACTGATACCGTTGGAAATTTTGCCGCTTTCCTTGAGCCGGCGAAGATCAGTAATAAAATTCATAACATTCTCGGCAACGCTATCATTCTCAAGAATCTTTTTAACAATTTTAATTTCTTGATCGGTATAACCCATTTGGAAATAAGAATCAAAGCGATCAAGAAATGCTGCATTAAGAGGAGAAGTGCCGTGATAGTCTGCCAAATCATCTCCATTACCAATGGTGTTGGCAGTAACTCCAATACAAAAATTTCCTCCCTTTTTAGGACGCAAAACTTCACAATCATTGTCCATCAAAACCAACTTTGGATCATCTGCTTCCATAATTCCGTGCAAAGCAGCGAGATATTGAGATTTTGCAAAATCAATTTCATTGATAATAAGTGGTCTATCTTCGATAATGGCGCGGGGAAAGATACCATACTGAAATTTAGTAACTTTGTTGCCTTTTTCATCAATTGACACTGTAGGTGTTCCAAGAAAACTAGCCTCGTCAACACCAGCAGAAAAATCAACTTCCAGAGGTTCTACTCCCTTCATTTTGAAAAGAATTCTTGCCAACATAGTCTTTCCACAACCATGTGGACCATAAATATAGAAGTTTTCATTATTATTTACGCAGTCCAAAACTTCAGCAGCAATTTTTGGAAAATAATAAGTTTCGCCACAATATTCAATTTCAGGCAAATGTTCCAATTCGATATCGACAAACGGTTCCTTAACTTCTTCCTTTATCGGAATATTTTCAGTAGGAGTTTCATTGCTGCTAGTGGTTTTCTTGCTAGAAACAATATCGGAAAAATTCTGATCTCCACTAAAAATATTTTCATAAAATTCTTTAGATTCTATTAGATGATAAATTGGAGAGAAACTAATATATTTATTAAATTTTACACTATTAAACTGCTCATTTGCAATAATTTCCAAAGAAATTAGTGCGTTAACCTTAGGACTCGGAACCATCACAAGACAATTAGGAGAATACATAAGAGAAAAAATTGAATAACCATATTTGTTGAAAGCAGATTTAACTTTACTACTACGCAAACATCTAGCAACATTCCTTTTTGGAAAAATGTAGCTAGCGGGGTCTGTATTAAAAACACCAGAAGTTACAAATTGATGAAAGATAAAAAATTTTTCTTTGGATAGAAATTCAAGTTTAGACTCTTCTACTTCATCAGTAGCTATAGCTAGCGCCGGTAGTGCCGCACCTTTAATATACCTTCTAGCGATTCCGTTGGCTTCATCAAAAGTGATCATTTTGCGCATTTTTTCCTTCTTATGGTATTATTGTGAACAACCTTACGTTATATAATATAAGAATTTTTTCTAGAAATGTCAAGAGTTTTTTTATATTTTTATAACACAAATTATTTAAAAACAACAAATTATAATTTGAGAAAAAACAACAATTTATCTTATTGCTCCTTCAAGTTTGTTCTTTAGTTCCTTAACAAATGCGTTTGCAAATTCTCCATCGAAGTGGGGAATATAGATCGAATTTTTTTCTCCATAAAAATCTGAAATTGAACGGGCACCTTCAAAACCAAAACCAAAAATATCTATATCTGTCTTTTGGCGAATTTTATTCATCACACTAACAAGATAATCACTGCAACTCTGATGACCACACAAATAAACCTGTTCGGAACATGGACAACCATCTGAAATAACAAACATGATCTTCTTATCTTCTTTTTTAGAATTTTTCAATAATCTGATGGCACCCTCATAAACATGCTCCCCATCATCATTCTGTTTGATAACTTTACCAGAAATACAATCTTCATAACCAGGAAGGCACCTCTTGCTGTCAAACCAATTTTTAATAATTTGATTGGCAACGTTTACATATGTGGTAGGTTTAAATTTCTTGCCAAAAGAATGATATGTTTCATAAACTTTTGGATAGGGAGAACAATAATGTTCAGAACTACTCTTATGCAATCTTCTCCAGTTTGCAGATTCACGCATATTAACATTATAAAAACCCAAAACTTCAAAATCAATATTAAGTTGAGACAATGCTTTGGCAATAAGATAAGAAAATGCTGAAGCCTTAACGATATTGTTCCGCATAGAACTAGAAAGATCAACCAAAATTATTACTTTGGCATGAATTTGTTCAGAATTCAAATCAACATAAAAAGGAGCATCATTGGTTTCCATTGCAAAACCAGCAATTCTATTTTTTGCAATTTTCTTTCCTTTTTTCTCTCCAAACTTACGATAAGTATCAGTTTTAGAGCGAAGAATTTTTACCAAATTCTTAGTAATTTGTCGTGTATTTATATCGACAAGTTTTTCAATATCGTTTTGAACATCAAATACCATCTCTGGCTTAAATTCATATTTGACAAAAACATCTCCAAGGGTATAAGAAGTATAAGATTTGTTTCCTCTTCCCCTTTCCTCAATACATTTGATTTTTGAAATTTCATCACTAGTTGCTTTTTCAATATCTGACAACCTAAAAAGATTAGCGCCATCTTCCATCGAATAACTGCTATCGGTGCTATTACTTACATTACTTTCATCACTTTCATCTTCATCTTTTTCTTCATTAGAGGAATTGGAACTCTCACTGTTTTCTTCTTTATCTTCATTTTTATCATCAGAAACACCAGCGCCTACATCATTTTTTTCTTCTTCATTTTTTTCACCACCTTCACCACCTCCATCGCCTCCATCTCCTTCATCGCCTTCACTATCTTCATCATCTTCCCAGGAAGAATCATCTTCATCACTTTCAATAAAGTTTACACTTTGACTGCCACCAGTAGATGAACCACTTTTTGATGTACCAATAGTGTCTGGTTTCATTTTAGGTGGAGGAGGAGTTATTTCATCCTCAATTTTTTCATAAAGTTTTTCAGCAATATCAATAACTTTATTATAAGAGTTAGCAGAAATTACTGCTGAAAAATCTGATTTCAAACTTTCATATGCCTTTTCCGCTTTTTCATCCAAATTAAATTTAATTCCATGTGTACGATATGCAAAAGCAGTAATCGCCTGACTGATTGGAGAAGAAGCAGAAGATTCCATAAACTTGCTAACGTCAATTGCCATTGCGGAACGCAATTTAAAAAGATTTATTTTTTCTCCGCTACGACCTGGCTTCTGCTCAATTCGTACATCTTCAAGCAAATTCGCAAGTTGATGAAAGTCTGGTTTCTTTTTGAAGATATCCAAACGTTCAGAAGTAACACCCTTAGAATGGATAGAGTGCCGCTTT